CCGGGCCGAACCTGCCTCCCGGCGGGCCGGGCCGCAAGCCCTATACGGACCTGACCCTCGTGCCGCAGGTCATCACCGCCGAGGAAATCGCCGCCGTGGTGGCGATCCCGCAGCAGTACCTCGATGACAACACGATCAACCTGTGGAACTGGGCGCGGCCGAAGATGGCCGAGGCCATCGCGGTCAAGCTCGATGAGACCGTGCTGTTCGGCGGGCCGGTCGCGGATGTCCCGGCGAGCTTCCCGGTCGGCGGGATCTGCGCGGCCAACAACATGTACTCGACTCCGGTCGGCGGCAACACCGGGCCGTTCCCGACCGCGATCGACGCGGTGGACGCCGTGAACAACGGGATGAGCTACGTCGAGGGCCAGGGCCTCGCGGTGACCGGGCACTCGGCGGACATCGGCGCCAAGGGCCGGTTCCGCGGCGTCCGCGACCAGACCGGGGCGCTGCTGCTCGGCACTGAGCAGGTCGGCAACAGCCAGCGGCCCACCCTCTACGGCGAGCCGATCGCCTACAGCCAGTACGCCGGGAACCCGCCGAACGCCGGGAACATCAACTTCATCACCGGCGCGTGGGATTACCTGGTCATCGGCGTGCGGGAGGACATCAGGTTCCGCATCGACCCGTCCGGCGTGATCGCCGCCCCGGACGGCACGATCGCGGTCTCCGGGTTCCAGGACAACGTGGTCCCGTGCAAGATCTGGGCGCGGTTCGGCTGCACGATCATCAAGCCGGTCACCCCGCGGGTGCCCGCCGGGGCGGTCCCGTTCGCGCGGGCCAACCTGCTCAACCTGACGGCCCCGGCTGGCGGCGGTCTGCTCGCCAACCACCCGCACGGCGAAGTCACCCCGCCTCCGCGTGAGGGCGGCGCGGCCAAGAAGTGACCACCGCGCCGACCTGGGAGGCGTGGGCGCCGCCGCTGGCGCCGCCCGCTGAGGTCGGGCTGCCCCGCGACACCGCGCAGGCCATCGCGGATGCGTGGTGGGGCGACGACCCGCACCTGTGCGCGGCGATCCAGTGGGAGGCGTATGCGGCGATGCTGCCCCCGGCTATCGCCGTCGCGCAGGTCGCGACCGGCGCGCAGTCGGTCAGCTACGGGCGGGCCACGCCGGGCGGGGACCTCGGCGCCGCGCTCGCCCGCGCCGCGTGGCACCGCTCGTTTACCAGCGCCGTGTCGGTGCCGCTGCAAGCCGCGCCGCCGGTTCGGCTGCACGGCCACCGGCTGCCCTGGATCGAGTGGGTGGAGTAGCCGTGACGATGCTGCTGCTCGGCGCCGACTACGTGGAGCTGTACGCGCCCGGTCCCCTGGACGGGCACGGCTGGCGGGAGGGGACACCGGCCCGCCGCATCTGGGCCGGGACCGGGAACCTCCAGCTCCTCACCGGGCAGTCCGACGCGCAGGCGGGCGACGGCGGCGGCCGGGGGCCGCACGACCCGGCCAGGATTGAGACCGGGAACCTGTTCCTCCCCCTGGACGCCGCACCGGTCGACGGGCTGACCGCGCTCATCCGCGGCGAGGCGTACACCGTGTCAGAGGTCCGGGTGATCGCTGATCCCGTGCTGGGGCCGGGCGCCGGTATCGCCTGCCACGCGATGACCGTGACGGTGCGTCGTGGCGGGTGAGGTCGTGTTCCGGGTCACCGACCCGAAGGCGCCGCGGCTCGCGGTGCAGCAGAACATCGCGGAGACCGCGCAGAAGATCGCCGGGGCGGCCAGGGCGAACACCCCGCGGCTGTCCGGGCTGATGGCGGCGAGCTGGGAGGTGCGGCCGGGCTACAACGACCCCGGAACCTCCGTCGTGATCAACACGGCGCCCTATGCCCGGTTCGTGGAGTACGGCACCCGCCGGACCCGCGCCTACGCGCCGCTCGGCCGGGCGCTGGCGGTCGGCGGATGACCGCGGCCCCGGTCATTGTGCAGCCCGACCTTGAGGCGTGGGTCTGGGCGAACATCCGCGACCTTCAGCCGCTCGGCGACCTGACCTCGTTCGCCTACTCCGCGGTGCAGACGTGGCCCGGCTGGATCTACGTCTACTTCGTTCAGGTCGACGCGCGGCACCGCCGCAAGGAAGCCGCCCGCGCGCTCGCCGAGACCGTGCGGCAGGTGATCGTCGGCCTGCCCGATGTGCCCTGGCCGGACGGCACGGTCTGTTACGTCCAGCCGGTCGAGGGGCCAGCGTGGCTCCCCGACGACGACGGCTCGCCGCGCTACATGGCGCGCTACGAGATCCGGGTCCATCCCCGCCGAGGCGCAGCGGCCCCCGCTCCTGCCGAGGCACCGTAGGAAGGAATCGTCATGCCCCCATCCCCATCACGCCAGCTCCAGCCCGGAGAGGTGCAGGTCGGCACCGCGAACGGGCCGGGTCTCTGGCTCGCCCCGCTCGGCTCGGACCTGCCGGACGGCACCAGCGACGAGTGGCCCGACGAGTGGGAGATTCTCGGCTACCTGTCCGACGACGGCCCCACCGTGGGGCAGTCCACCGACTCGACGGACATCACCCCGTGGCAGTCGGTGGTCCCGATCCGGTCGGTGATCACCGGCCGCTCGATCACCCTCCAGTTCGTGCTCTGGCAGCTCAACGGCAAGACGCTGGCGCTGTACTTCGACGCCGACGAGGAGACCGCCGACAGCGATGGGCTGCTGGACATGGACCTGCGGTCGGACACCCCTCAGCACCTCTACATGGTGGGGATCGACGCGCGGGACGCCGAGCGGGTGCTGCGGATCATCTTCTACCGGGCCAGCCTCACCGACGCCGGGGACATGCAGATCACCCGCGGCGCCGCGGTGCCGCTCGACTGCACCCTGTCGGCGCTGGACGACGCGGGCAAGCTCGCGAAGGTGCTGCTCGGCCCGCCCGAGGATGACAGCGGCGCCCCGCGTGCCCGCGGCTCCCGGCAGGCGAAGCCCGCCGCGTCCTCGACGGCGGCGTGACCAGCCCCAACGGGGACAGCAACGTATTCAACCTGGAGGCCGCGGCTGCGGCCGAGGGTGAGGCTGCGCCGTTCCCGTTCATCTACAAGGGCACGCACTACGAGCTTCCCGCGATGTCCGGCTGGCCGATGACCACGATCCGCAAGGTGGCGACCGGTGACCTGGAAGCCGCGCTCGGCTCGCTGATCGGCCCGGAGACCTATGAGCAGCTCTGCGCGGCCGGGCTCACGCTCGGCGAGATGAAGGCGCTGTTCGCGGCGGCCGGGGCGACCGGCGGGATGGCGAGCCTCCCAAATTCCAGGCCGCGTGCGCGGCGCGATTCAACCCGGACATCGAGGCACTAATGCTCGCGGCGTACGGGGTCGACGTACTTGACCCCGGCGTGTCGACGCGCCGGGTCGCGGTGCTGCTCGACCGGCTGCCCCCGTACGTCCTGCGGGCCGGTGACCCGTGGTCGACCGAGTCCGAGCTGCTCGCCGTGCTCATCGACCAGGTGGCCGCGCTGACGTGGGTCACGATGAAGGCCCACGGCGCCAAGAACGTCGCCAAGCCCAAGCCGGTGCCCCGGCCGGGGTCGTACGCGCAATCCGCGCGTAATCCATCGCCGCAGGCCAGCGGCGCGGGCAGGGCGGGGTCGTGGGGCGACGCCGCGGCGATGCTCGGCGGGATGCCGGGCGTGCGGGTGAGCGATGGCCGCTTACACCTACGGGTCGCTGACCGTCCCGGTCACCGCCGACACCCGCGACCTGAAGTCGGTCATCGCCAGGGATGCGAGCGAGGCCGGGCACCAGGCCGCGGGCTCCATCAGCCAGTCGATGACCGCCGGGCTGAAGGCGGTCGGCGGGCTCGGCGCCGCGGTGGGCAAGAGCGTTGCGACCGGCATCGCCGGGGCCACCGTCGCCGCGACCGCGTTCGGCGTTGAAGCCTTCAAGACCGCGGCGCGGGCCGGGGAGATGGACGCCTCGCTGCGGGCGCTCGCCAAGGCGAACAACATCAGCTACGACGCGATGCAGCAGTCGGTCTCCGCTGTCCGTAAGCAGGGCATCGAGGCCGGGGTGGCTCAGGGCCTCGTCGCGCAGTTCGCCCGTAACCAGCTCGACCTGTCCAAGAGCACCGACCTCGCGCGGGTCGCGCAGGACGCCGCGGTCATCAGCGGCAAGAACTCCACGGAGGTCCTCGACGCGCTGGTGCATGGCATCACCACCCAGAACTCGGCGGTGCTGCGGAACGCCGGGCTCAACGTCCAGGCCGGGCAGGCGGTCGCCCAGTACGCGAAGTCGCTCGGCAAGACCGTCGCTGAGCTGACCGACGCCGAGCGGGCTCAGGCCGTGCTCAATGCGGTGCTGGAGTCAGGCAAGGGCGTCGCGGGCGCCTACGCCTCCGCGATGGAGGAGCCGGGCAAGGTGCTGCGGTCCTTCCCCCGGATCGTGGACGACATCAAGCTGAGCGTCGGCCAGGGGCTCGTGCAGGCGTTCGGCCCGATGATCCTCCAGGCGTACGACCTCGCCAAGGCGCTGTCGGCGGCGCTGGCGCCCGGCGGCCAGCTCGCCCCCATCTTCGACGCGATCGGCGTCGCGGTGGGCAAGCTCGTCGCGCCGCTGTCCGGCATGATCACGAAGTGGACCGAGTGGATCAACAACCTGAAGCCCGAGCAGGTGCAGCGGGTGGTCGACCTGCTGCACCGCTTCGGCCCGGCCGCGATAGCCGGGGCCGCCGGGCTGACCGCGCTCGTCGCGCCGGGGCTGCTCGGCCAGATACCGATCCTCGGCGGGCTGCTGACTAACCTCCTCGGCCCGGTGAAGCTCGTCGCGGGCGGGCTCGGCTCAGTCGGCCAGGCCGCCCTCCACAGCATCCCCGCCCTGTCGTCGGTGGTGCCCGCCGCGGGCGGCGTGGGCGCCGCGCTCGGCGCCGCAGCGCTGCCCATCGCCGCGGTCGTCGCCGGGTTCGCTGCCCTGATGATCGCCAGCTCCGATTTCCGCGAGGCCGTGTTCGCGCTGGGCCGCGGGCTGCTCGACTTCCTGATGCCCATCCTCAAAGGGCTCTGGGAGGGGGCGCTGAAGCCGGTACTCATGGGGCTCTGGGACATCGTGCGGGCCATCGGTGACGCCCTGGCGCCCGTGATCAAGGAGCTTTCCAAGCTGCTCAAACCGCTTGGCGAGCTGTTCGGCGAGGTGGCAGGCGGCGGCGCCGGGGAGGGCGGCGTGTCCGGGCTCGGCGCCGCGATCAACATCGTCGTCCCGATCATCGTCGGGCTGATCAAGGTGATCGGGTTCGTGCTGGAGGTGCTGGTCAAGATCATCGTGCCCATCGCTGAGGTAGCGATCAAGCTGCTCTCCTGGGTGCAGGCCATTTCCAACGTGATGAACCCGCTGAAGGCGCTAGGCGGGGCGATCGAGTGGCTCATCGGGATCGTGAAATCGCTGTGGCACTGGATCACCGGCAACAGCCCCGGACTGATACCCGCCTTCGGTGCGCTCGGCCAGGCCGCGATGGCGGTCGCCGGGATGCTCGGCGGCGCCGTGTCCGGCGCGTTCTCCGCGCTGGCCGGGGTGGTGCAGTCCGCGCACGGCGCGATGACCTCGGCGGTGTCCGGCGCCTGGTCGCAGATGAAGTCCGTGACCAGCGCGGGCATCTCGCAGATGTCGAGCGCCGTGTCCTCCGGGTTCAGCGGCATGGTCGGGATGGCCCGGTCGGCGGGCAGCTCGATGGTCGAGGGGCTGAAGTCCGGGCTGTCCGCGGCCCGCGGGCTCGGCGGCTGGATCAGCTCGAACGTGACCGGCCCGGTTACCTCGATGATCAAGGGCGGGCTGGGCATCGGCTCGCCGTCCACCATCACGATCTACTTCGGCGAGGAAATGGTGGAGGGGCTGAAGCGCGGGCTCCAGACCGCAAAGCAGCACCTCGGCTGGATACGGGCCAACGTGTGCGACCCGATCATCGGCGCTCTCAAGGGCGCGTTCGGGATCGGCTCGCCGTCGCGGGTCACGATGGGCATCGGCGAGGACCTGGCCGCCGGGCTGGAGGAGGGCTGGTCGCACGCGGCGGGCGCCCTGGAGATTCCCGGCTTCGGCGGCGGCCCCGCGATCGGCTCGCCGCTGGCGGGCGGCGGGCTGTCCGCGGCGGCGGGCGGGATGACCGGCGCCGGGGGCGCCACCATCAACGTCTACCCGCAGGCGGGCCAGGATGAGCGCGAGATAGCCGCGCTGGTCTCCCGCGAGCTGGCATGGGCGACGGCTGGAGGTCTCGGATGACAACCCCGACGCTTCGCAGGTACGACCGCACGTTCGACTGGGGGTACCTGGACACCGGGCCGCTCCCCTCGCCGGGCCGCGGCCTGATCCCGGTCGTGCTCGACGGCCTGTGGCTCAACACGGGCGACACCGACAGCGGACTGTGCGCGGTCGTGACCAGCGTCGAGGGCTGGCTGGACTCGCCGCCCGCCAACGGCAACGACGTAGCGCGGACCATCAGCGACGGCGCCGCGTGGGGGCCGAAGGTGCTCGGCGCGCGGACGGTCGTCATCCACGGCGCCGCGGTGGGGCCGCGGGAGGAGCTGGCCAGGTTCCGCGCGCAGCTCGCCGCCCGCGCCGCGTACCGCGATCCGGTGCTGCTGGCGATCGGCACGATGGACGGCGCGACGGTGCAGACCGCCGACGTGCGCGCCGGGACCGACAGCTACCGGCACCAGCCCCTCGGCAGAGCCGGCTTCCGGTGGCAGCTCACCCTGACCGCGGCCGACCCCGCGCTCTATGACGGCACCTGGCAGGCCGCCCGGCTGACGAACCTCACCGAGGGCGAGATCACCGGCCGGTCTTACCCGCGCGAGTTCCCCTGGCGGTACGCCGGGAGCTACGTCCCGAACTCCGCGGTGCTCCGCAACGCAGGCAACCACGACGCCCCGGTCTACGCGCTGTACGAGGGCGACCTGTCGCAGTCGACGCTGAGCGACGGGCACGGCGGGATCATCCGGCTCGCCGGGCTCGACGCCGGGGTGACGATCCTCGTCTCCACGGCCACCCTCACCGCGGAGGCGCCCGGCGGGCTGTCGCGCGCCTCGTTCATCCTGCCCGGCTCCCGGCCCATGCTGCTGCCCCCGGCCAGCTCGGGCCGCTGGTACCTCCGCGGGACCGGCCGCGGCTCGGTGTCGCTCGGCTGGCGGTCGGCATGGGTGTAGGACCGGGAGGCCCGCTCGGGCTGCCGCTGGCGCTGGAGCCCCGGCCGACCATTCCGCTGCCCGGCCAGTGGACATTCTGGGCGGACACGATGGTCGGCGCCCGCGCGCTCGGCAACGTGGACGTGTCGAGCTTCTACTGCGTGCGGCGGCTGTCGGCCTTCGGGCACGGCAACGTGACGGTGAACCTGCCCTCCGGGCTGGACACCCAGCGGATGCTCACGCTGTGGTCCTGGCGGCTGTGGGCGTTCTACGACGGCGAGCCCTATTGGTGCGGGGTGCCGACCGGCGTCGCCGACCAGGACGGCTCGGCGCACGTGCAGTTCACCCTCATCGAGCTACCGGGCTACCTCACCCGGCGCCAATGGGACTACTACCCCGACCGGCGCTATCCCCCGGTGCAGGGCCAGCCCCTCGTGGAGCAGACAGTGATCGCCCGCGACATCGCGGAGCCGGTCGAGGAGGTGGGGGTGCGGATCGTGACCGAGCCCGGTTTCGGGTATGGCCGTGAGCGGCGGTATGAGTACCTGGAGGGCGGCTCGCGCGGCCAGCTCTTGATCAACCTGGCCGGGGTGCTGCAAGGCCCCGAGTTCCGCGCCGAGTACCGGATGACCCCGGCGGGCCGCCCGGAATGCACGC